TTGACTTTAAAAGATTAAAGGATTAAATATGGAATTTAAAGATTTATATATAATTGATGGAATAGTTTACTTATACAAATATAATAATGGAGTTTATGCAGTATTGGAAGATGTATTAACAGGCTATGAAGAGTTTGTAAGATTGGAGGAGTTAAAACAATATGAGTATAAAAATTTATTGTGAAAATTGTGGAGATGAGATAAAAGATGGAGAAAAATTTTATGAAGCATGTCTTGGAGAGTTTTATTGTAAAGACTGTGTCAAAGAACAAACTTTAACTTATTTTACTGTTGATTCTGAACCTATAGGTACAAATGAAGACACAGGGATTTACTTTAATCACAAGCAATTAAAAGAAGAAATTGAGCAAAAAATTAAAGAGATCAATAAATGTATAGAGTTTTACAGAAATGATAAGACAAGAGGTGGACAATTTACATTTAATTTCTTTAATGAAAGAAAAAGACTACTAGAAGAAAAACTACAAGAATTTAAATAGGAGGAGTTATGGACATTAAAAATTTAACTGCTGAAGAAAAAGAGGCATTAAGAAAGCAATTTTTAGAAGAAGAAAAAAGTAAGGAAGCTAAAAGAAAAGAAAAAATAGAAGCTTATAAAAAGCTTGTTGATGAAACAGTAATGAGTTCAATGAAGAAAGTGAAAGAAGTTTCATCGCAAATTGCAATGACTAAGAAAGAAGTATTTGATGATTTCAAAAGCATAACTGAATTAAAAGCTGAACTATATGGAGTAAATGATAAGCAACAGTCTCATACATTTACAAGTAGTGATGGGAAGTTCACTATAACACTAGGTCATAGAATGCTTGACAGTTTTGACGATACAGTTCACTCAGGGATAGAAAAGGTTAAAAGCTATATTTATAAATCTGTTCAGGATGAAAATAGTCATTTACTTGAAATAGTAAATTTACTATTAAAGAAAGATAAAAACGGTAACCTGAAGGCTTCAAGAGTTATGGAGCTGGAGAAAATAGCTGGAAATATAGATGATCCTGAACTAACTGAAGGAGTTAAAATAATAAAAGAAGCTTGGAAACCTCAGAAGTCTAAGACATTTATTGAAGCATACTATAAAGATGAAAATGGGAACAAAGTCAATATTCCTCTTTCTATGACTACAGTAATGGAGGAGAAAAATGAAGGAAATAAAGAAACATCAAATTAAATATATTCATACTTTAAAGCATAAAGCAGGCTTAAAAGATGAAGATTATAGACTTCTTTTAAAAAGTAAATTTAATAAAAATTCTAGTAAGGATCTCAGCTATAACCAAGCTGAGATTCTTATAAAAATCTTAGATAGATTAATTAATGACTATGCAACAGAGAAGCAAAAAAACAAGTTAAATTCACTATATAGCAAAGTTTTCAAGGAAAAAGATAAAAAAGAATTTATTGAACACTATCTTGGAAAAGATAAAACAATAGATAATATGACAGTTAAAGAATGTAGTAAATTAATTTATGTTCTGGAAGAGATACTTGAATGGCAGGAGAAAAAAAAGTCTAAAATAAAACAAGGAGAAGAATGAGAACAGAAAAAGAAATAAAAGATAAATTAAAAGAATATGAAGAAAAAATTGAATTTTTAAAAAATTCTAAATTAGGAAAGAAGGGATTAATTCAGGAATTAACACAAGAGATAATTATTTTTAAATGGGTATTAGAGGAAATTGAAAAAATTTAATTTAGAGTGGTGGAAATGTGGAAGTGTAAGAAATGTGGAGAAGAAGTAGGACTAAGAAGGGGTATGTTATTCAAGTTAGATAAAAATAAAGATACTTCTGGAGATGATTTAAATATACACGATACAGATTATTATGAATGTTCTCATTGTCATAATTATTCATATTCTGATGTGGAAGAAATAGCTGATTGGGAGGAAGATTAATGAAAGAGATAAATATAACAAGACATGCTTTGATGAGATATGCTTCAAGAGTGCATAAAGCAAATATTGTAAGTGACAGAACTTGGGATATCTGGAAAAAAGCAAATGAAAAGAAAATTGAAGTTTTAGAAATTAGTATGAAAGAAGAATTTAAAGGGGCTAGATATATTAGCACAGCTGCATATGAAGGGAATAAGAAAGCAGAATTTTATATAAATGAGCAAATATTAATGACTTATGTAGTTGTTGGAGATAATTTAGTGACTTGCTATCCAATAGATTATGGTTTAGATGCTGAAGGAAATAGAGCAATGCTTAAAGTATTGCTTGAAAATCTTAAAAGAGCTGAAATTGAAGAGAATAATTTTGAAGATAAGTACTTTGAAAGAAAAACTGAAATTAATAATGCAGTATTAATTGCTAATGCTGAAATAACTGAATTAAATAAGAAAATAGAGAAAATAAAAGGGAATAGAGTATTATTAGAACAAGAGTTAACAAATATAAGTTTAGAGTACGAAACTATAAAAACAGTTATAGATTCAACTAAAGAAAAGATTGTAAGAAGTAAAATGGCATTATAGAGGAAAAATATGGAGAGCAAAGAAGTATTAGAGCTAATTCATAGAGCTAAAGCTGGAGATAATGAAGCAACTGGAATATTAATTGAAAGATATTTGAAGACAGTTAGAAAAATTAATCATAAGTGGGGAAATAGTGAGGATGGATTTCAAGAAGGTATATTTGGGATCTACCAAGCAATAAAAACCTATGATGAAAGTTACAATACAAAATTTATGACACACCTATACTTTTATGTAGAAGCTAAAATAAGAAGATTTATAGACAAAGAAAGATATAGAGTTCCACAATATATTATTGAGTCAATCAAAAAAGGTGAAAAGGAAAGATTATATTTTTCAAGTTTAGAAAATTTAGAAATAAAAGATGAAAATGAGAGTAATGATAAATTAGAAAAAAAAGTGCTTATAGAAGAATTATTGAGATGTTGTACTGTTCAAGAAAAAAAGGTTATAAGATACTTGTTTTTTGATGGGTATACTGGTGAAGAAGTAGCTAAAAAACTTCAAATATCAAGACAAAGAGTACATATAATAAAATTTAAAGCATTAGAAAAAATTAGAGGGCAGATTAAATAAAAGCGAGGATTAATCCTCGCTTTTTAAATATATTTCTCTTTTTGAAATTAAGAGTTTTAACTCTTCTAAATCTTCTAGAGTAGCATGATTATTAATAAAACTACGGGCTGTTGACCTATATGATAAGTATTGATTTCTTTTTGGGTTTTTCTCTCTATATGACTTATTTGCTTTTTTTTGAGATTCTGATACTGCCATAAATGTTCTCCTTTTTATAGAAATTTTAAAATAATAGATACTGTAACTGCAATAATTCCTACAATTAAAATTAATATTTGAATTTTTTCTTTAAACATAGTATAATTTGAGTAAGAGATGAGGTACTCGGGGAATTTCTTCCCCTTTCCCTTTGGTGTTTAAAAGAATAACTGTGAGAGTTCTATAATTACTTTAACTATTTCTAATATGGCGAGTATTATTGATAGTGTAATTAAGATTTCTTCGGTTGTTCTTTTTTTCTTTTTCCTACTCACTTTCTCACCTCCTTATATATTTATTATATACCATAGTATATATAATGTCAAGCTTTTTTTATTGAAAATTAAAAAATAATATGATATATTTTAATATATTTAATCATTTTATTAAGGGGGATTGTTTATGTTTGGAATATTTGGCGAAAAAGGAATTTGCTCAATTTGTGAAAAAGAAAAAACAAGTAAAAAACTAAGTGATGGTTTTGTATGTAGTAAATGTCTGGATTTATGTGGAAATAATAGAAATACTTTTAAAAAATTACAAGAAACAACAAAAAACGAAATCCTTGAAGAAATTGAAAAAGAAAAACAAGCAAACTTAGATATTGCTAATTTTGTAGAAACAAGAGGAGTAGGGAAATTAATAAAGTTTGATGATAATGCAAAGAAAATAATATTTCCTAAAACATTGTTAAGAAAAGCTAGAATTTATAATTACTCTGAGGTATTAGAATATGAAATTCTTGAAGATGGAAATACTATAACAAAAGGTGGACTTGGAAGTGCAATAGTTGGGGGAGCACTTTTTGGTGGAATAGGAGCAGTTGTTGGAGGACTTACTGGTGGAAAGAAAGTAAAAGAAGTTGTTAAAAGCTTGAAAGTAAAAATTGTCTTAGATAATAAGATAGTTCCAGCTGAATATATAGAATTATTAACAACTGAGTTCAAAAAAGACGGTTTTGTGTATAGAGTAGCAAAGCAACAAGCTGAAGATATAGTTGCTATTCTAGCTTCAATTGTTGCTGAAAATGAAAAAAATCAAGCTAATAACTCTAATGTACAAAATACAAATGATCCAATAACAGAAGTAAAAAGATATAAAGAACTTTTAGATAATGGAATCATTACACAAGAAGAGTTTGAAAAAAAGAAAAAAGAATTGTTGAATTTATAAAAATAAAGTTCTAATATTTTATAGAAAAGGAGGGAGCTAAGAATGTCTAAAAAATATTTAAGTGTTGCTCAAGTAGCTAAAAGATTGGGAGTTAGCACGGAAACAGTTTATAACTACTGTAAAAGAGGTCTTTTAGGAGGGCAATATATAAAAAATAATGTAAAAGGAACTTGGAAAATTGATTTAGAAAGCCTTGAATTATTAGAAAAAGAAAGTACCTTTAAAAGCTCTCACCAAGTAAAAAAAGAATTGAACTATACATTATTTTGATTTTGGAGGAAATATGGCTAAAGAAAAGAAAGAAGATTTAGAATACGAAAAGACTTGTGGGCTAATTATGCCTATCTCAGAAATTGATGGTTGTAGTGAGAAACATTGGGAAGAGGTAAAAGAAATATTAGAAGAAGTAGCGGTAGAGTCAGGATTAAATGGTAGAATTGTAAGTGAAACCGATTCAACTAATTTAATACAATATAATATCATAAACAGACTTTATAATGATAAAACTGTTATATGTGATGTCAGTGGAAGAAACTATAATGTCATGTTTGAATTAGGGCTTAGAATAGCATTCAATAAACCAGTAGTTGTAATTTTTGATAAAGAAGGTGTTTACCCTTTTGATATAACGAATATACCATATATAGATTATCCTAGAAATATGAATTACCATGGAATACAAAAATTTAAAATTAATTTAAAAAAAAGTTTAATGGATTCTCTAAATGAAAAAGAAAATTCATATTTAAAAACTTATAGAGATATTAAAATTTTTGAAGCACCTGATGTAGAACTGACTGAAAAAGATAAGTTGTTTTTAGAAGAAATATCAAATATTAAGGCAGTAGTTGAAAAAATAGGAGAAAAATATAATAATAGAATCTTTTTAAATAGAACAAGAGAACCTCTATCAGATCTAAGTCTTAGAGAGATGTATAAAAAAAGTTTAGATATATATACGGAATTTGAAAAAAATTATGAAATTCAATTTTTATTAAAAGAACAATTACCTATTGATATTTTTGTCACAAAAGGGATGAGATTTTTTAAAGAAAAACTTCCAATATATTCACTTTCTTCTTTTTTTATTTTTCCAATTTTTCCAAACATTTATAAAAGAAAAAAGTTATAACAATATAGAAACAAAAATGGAGGTGTCTTATGGATTTTGAGTTGATAAAAGCTAAAAAGCTATATGCACAAGGGAAAACAGCAAAAGAAATAGCTAGTGCTCTAAAAAAATCATTAGGCACTATCTATCGTTGGATTAAAGATAACAAGGAAGAATTTGAAGAGGCTAGGAAATTAGCAGGAATGACTTTAGATGATGTGGTTGATCTACTTGATGAAACACATAAAAAAATACTAATAGAAATCTCTAAAAATCCTCAAGAATTCAAAGATCCAAAAACTGCTGATGCTTTGGTTAAAGTTGCAAGTGTTGTAGAGAAAGTAACAGCAAGAAGTGAAAAGAAAAAAGAACAAGCTAAAAAAGAAGTTGAAGAAGAAAGAGGGGTGTTGATAGTTGATAATCTCTAAGAAAAAAAGGGAAATTAAACAAGTATCAGAAGTATTAACACCAAAATTTCATGAAGTTTATAAAGCTTGGAAAAGTAATAAGTACACAAAAATAGTTTGTAAAGGCGGAAGAGGATCCGCTAAATCAAGTAATATAGCTTTAATGCTGACACTTGATTTAATTAGAAATCCTATAAATATAGTTTGTATTAGAAAAGTTGGTGAAACTTTAAAGAAGTCTGTTTATGAGCAAATAAAATGGGCAATTAAGCAATTAGGAGTTGAAGACTATTTTGAATATAAGTTAAGTCCTTTAGAAATCAGATACACAGAGAGAGGAAATAAATTTATATTTATGGGAGTTGATGATCCACAAAAAAGTAAATCAATAGTTGATTCAAGTTTTCCAATTACAGAATATTGGTTTGAGGAATTAGCCGAATTTAAAAATGAAGATGAAGTAGAAATGGTACTTGATTCAATATATAGAGGAAAGTTAAAAGATAATTTAAGGTATAAAGGTTTTTTCTCATATAACCCACCAAAAATGAAACATAATTGGGTAAATAAGAAATACGAATATACTTTTAAAGAAGATAATGAAATATTTGTACATCACTCAACTTATCTAGACAATCCATTTATTTCAGATGATTTTGTAAAAAGAGCTAAAGCAGTAAAGTTAAATAATCCTATGAAATACAAGCATACATACTTAGGAGAACCTATTGGAAATGGAATAGTTCCTTTTGCTAATTTGGAAATTAGAACCATTAGCAATGAAGAAATAAAAGGACTTGATAGATTTAGAAATGGAGTTGACTGGGGGTATGGAGTTGATCCAATGGCATTTGTTCGTTGGGGATATGATAAGAAAAAGAGAATAATCTATGCTATTGATGAATTTTTTGGAGTAGGAATTAAAAATAGAGAACTAGCAACTTTTATCATATCAAAGAATTATGATGAGTTAGTTATGTGTGATAGTGCTGAACCTAAAAGTATAGATGAACTTAGAGAATATGACATCAGTGCTTCAGGAGCTAAAAAAGGAGCTGGAAGTGTTGAGTATGGAGAAAAATGGCTTGCAGATTTGGAAGCAATAGTAATTGATCCTAAAAGAACACCAAATATTTCTCGTGAGTTTGAAATGATAGATTATGCAACTGATAGAGATGGAAATGCTTTACCTCGTTTGGAAGATAAGAATAATCACAGTATAGATGCAACAAGGTATGCTTTTTCAAATGACATGAAAAAAGGAAAGTATGTTTATGAGTGTTAGAGAATGGATAAAGAAATGGTTCTTTAAGGACTGTTCAGTTATGACAGATGATAATGTAAATTTTAATCCATCTGATTATACAGCAAATATAGAATATAAAGCAGCTTTTATGCTTCCAATGTCCAAAAAAATTCAGGCTTGTCAAAATATAACTATGGCAGTTTACAAGAAGACAAAAGATGGAAAAGGAAAAGATTTAGTTAAAGAACATGTGTTAAATGATTTGTTCAATATGATAAATCCTAATACTTCTTTTCAAGATTTTCTTGACTATTTGCTTGTGTGGCTAGAAGGTAGCGATAACGGAGTTCTTTTAGAAGTTATAAAAGGAATCCCTTCTTTAAAGCCTGATCTATATGTTCATTCCCCTTCAAATTTTACTGTCTATTTCGAAGGAAGAAGAATAAGGGAAATAAGAATAAATAATCCATTTAGATCAATTGTAGGAGATGAATTAAAAAACTACATGTGGATAAGAAGTCCAAATTACTTGAATATAATAGATGGAATAAATTCAAGTGGAATAGGAAGTGGATATACAAAGCATAATTCTATGGCTATGTATGGAGCATATAGTGAACAGGCTTGGAAGTGGAATTGGAGTCTTGCTAAGAATCTTGGAAAACCAGGAGGAATTTTACAAACTGAGGGAGTCGTAGACAAAGAGGATAGAGAGGAAATAAAAGCAAGATATGCAGCACATTATGGAGGTTCTGATAATGCTGGAAAACCTATTGTACTTGGTTCTGGATTGAAGTATCAAGATACTTCAAGAGCACCAATTGACAGTGATTGGTCTACTGCTGAGCAAAAAGCACATGAAAGAGCAGCATTAGCAAGTGGAGTTCCTGCCGAACTTGTTGGAGGTGGAGAAAGTACATATCAGAACAGAAAGCAAGCTAAAAAAGAACTCTATCGTGAAGCTGTTATTCCATTTTTCAATAAATTAAAAAGTTGGTTAAATTATTTATTTTCTGACTATTTAAAAAGTGGAGAATTTATTGATTATGATTTAAGTGGAGCAGATGAGCTTAAAGAAGACATTGGAGATGTCATAACAAAACTTGAACCTTTGAAAGATAGATTGACTATAAATGAATATAGAAAAATAGTATCTTTATTAACTGATTTAAGTTTAGGAGATGTTGAAGGTGGGGATGTTCTTTTAGTAAATAGTGGAGATATGACTTTAGAAGAACTTACAAATCCAATTAGCGATAAAGAGGAAAGTACTGAGGACATATGAAAAGAGAAACTAGAATAATTAAAGAGTTTGAAATATTAGAAAAAAGATTAACAGCTAGAAATAAAAAAATAATCAAAAAAATATTTATTGAGCTAAAAGAAAAGATCATTGAAGATAATTCAAAAGCTTATGATTTAAAAACGATTATAAATATTGATTATGAATGGCTTTTGAAAAAGTTTAGAAAAGGGCTTGAAGTTGTTTATGTATATACATTCGAAAAGACTTTTAAAGGCTTTCAAAATATCTACAAGAAAACAATAAAACCTAAAACTATAAAAGGTATAAGAGATTATTTTTTGAAAAGTTGGAATCAACAAAATGCAGGAAAACAAGCTCAAAAGATGACTAATACTACAAAACAAATCTTAAATAAAGTGCTTACAGATGGACAAGAAGCTGGATTAGGACAAAAAGATTTAGTTGATGAGTTGGTTAAAAGTATTAATGGAATGACAGAACAAAGAGCTACTACAATAGCTAGAACTGAAACTAGTAAGAGTGTTAATAGCACAAGTTACGAGATGTCAAAAAAAATCATGAAAGAAAAAAGATGGGTACATATTGGTGGTCAAAAAACACATCGTGAAAATCATAGAGCATTAGATGGTGAGTGGGTTCCAATAGATTATAAATGGTCTTTACAAGATGGGGTAGAAGCTGAACATCCTCATCAAGATGGTTTACCAGCATCAGAAGTTATAAATTGCCGATGTAAAGTAGTTTTTAGATAAAAGGAGATAATATGTCAAAAATAAAGAAATATAAAATGAAATTTTCTGATGAAGTTTTAAATTTTAGGTGTAATCTTGCAGAATTTAAAGAAGATGAAAATTCTAAAGGAAAATTCAAAGGACTTTTAGTTAATATGCAAGGAGACAATATAGCAAAAGGTATTTACCGATTTAAAACTGGAAGTATGAAAAAGAATGATGGCAAAAAATTATTTTTACAATATAACCATGAAGGTTCCTTGATCCCAATTGGAACCTTAATTGGAAAAGAAACTAAAGAAGGCTTTGAAGTAGAAGGAACATTTCACTTACAGAAAGATGAAAATGGAGCATATATAAATCCTGAAGCAATGAAAGTTTACTCATTAATGAAGGACTTAGGAGCAGAATTTGAAATGTCTGTTGGTGGAGTTATGACAAAATTTAAAGACTATGTTGAAGATGGAAAATATTACATTGATATCTTAGAATTTGATGCTTATGAAGGAAGCTTAACACCTAAGGCAGCAGTTCCAGGAAGTAAAGTGACAAGAGTTTTTGGAGAAGAAAATATAGGAGGAAATAAAATGGGAAAAGACGAATTAATTGCATTATTTACAGGAATTTTAGAAACATTTAAAGCAGATTTATTAAAGGCAGGGACAGATGAAGAAATAGCAAAATTACCTGTCGAATTTTCAAAGCTTACTGAACAATTCAATGGATTAAAAGATAGTTTAGAAAAAGATTTAAAGGAAAATTTTTCTAAGCAAATCAATGAATTGAATGATGTATTAAAAGGATTGAAAGCAGATTTTAAAGCGACTGAAGAAGAAGTGGATGATGCAACTCAATTTAAAGCAATGCTACTAAATGTTAAAGATAATGGTCAAAAAAGTGAAATTGTCTTTAATGAAGACAGTAAATTAGAATTTAAAGACATGGTAGTTGGAGATGGTAAAACAGGTTCTACAACAGGAAAAGCAATAGTAACAACAACAATAGTAAAAAAGATTTTAGAAAGAATACAAGATTCTAATCCAGTTCTAAAAGATATAACATTTATTACTACTGATGATGCTGGAATAACAATTCCAAGAGAAATAGCTGGTCTACCTGAAGTTGGATGGGTAGGAGAAGTTGAAGAAAGAAAAGACACTGCTGTAACAAAAGTTGAAAATATAACTGTAAATATATTTCAATTATATGCTTTACCTGTTGTTACAAATAAGCTTTTAGCAACAAATTATGTTGGTTATGCAACATTCTTATTAAAGAGAGTGGAGTATGCTCTTGGCTTGAAATTAGCAGATTCTGTTTTCAATGGAAGTGGTACAAATATGCCATTAGGAATTTTAAAAGATACTACTGTAACAAATCAACAAGAAATTGATACATCTGATGATGCAAAATTTATAGAAAGTATAATAGATATCTATTATTCAATTCCTACTGATGTTGCTAAAGAATCAAACTGGTATATAAGAAGAGAAACATGGCAACAAATTAGTAAATTAAAAAATACTAACAAAGATTTTTACATAACAGATTTAAACACAGGAAATACAAGAACATTAATGTCAAGACCTGTTGAATTAGTAGAGTCAGAAGGTTCTGGATTAAAAACATTAAAAGAAGCAGTTGCAGTAACAGATCCAGTTATGGTTTTTGGAAATGTTAAAGAAGGACTTTTAGGAATAGAAAATCCAAAGATGACTATGAAACTAGAAGATCAAATAACATCAAAAGGGCTAACTAAATATTATATGGAAAAAGGTGTAGGTGTTGGAGTACAACTTCCTGAATATTTTGTAAAAGTAGTGAAAAAAGCCTAATAAAAAAGCTCCTGGTATTTCTATATCAGGAGCTAAAAATAGGAGTAAGCGATGGATAAAGAATTAGGATATGACTTAAATATAGCTAAAAGCCTTACAGGAATAGAAGATGAAGAGCTTTTAAAATTTTATATAAATAGTGTGATTCTTAAAATTGAAAGAGTTATAGGTTATAAGCTATTAAAAAGCAAAATAACGAGTTTAGTTGGTGGACTCAATACAAATTACGTATTTCTCCCAGAAAAAGAAATTGAACAGGTTTTGAACGTTAATATGGGCTGTAAAATACTTCCATTTAGTTATATTAACAGAAAGGTAATTTTTGATGAAATAATTTCTAAAAATTCTTATGTTGAAATTCAATATATTGCTGGGTATGATGAAATCCCTTCAGATATTCTTCTTTTTATTTGTTCAACAATTAAAGAGACTATAACAAATGAGGAAGGATTAAAATCTTATGGCATAAGGGGAATAAATTATACTTTTTTAAATAAAATTGAGCAATCAGATAATTTTATTAGAGGTATAAGAGATTTATTTGGGATTGTTGGAATATGATAACAAAAGCATTGAAAGAAATTGAATATTTAACAAAACATCAAGTAGAAATTGGAATATTGGCTATTGATAAGAGTTTGACAGGAGAAGATGGGAAAACAACTATCCTTGAATATGCTATATACAATGAATTTGGAACTATTGATATTCCAGCTCGTCCATTTATGAGAAATGCCTTAGATAGCAATAGGAACTCTATTTCAAGGTTAATAAAAGAAACACCTAATAAAGTTTTTAAAGGGGAGTTAAGTGGAAAAGAAGCTTTAATGATAATAGGGGAAACTATAAGAGGGATGATAATTCTCAGTATTCAAGATGCTAAAAATTGGGCAACTCCTAATTCCATAAAAACATTAAAAATGAAAACTTCAAAAGGAAAAAAAGAAAATACAAAACCTTTAATAGATGCAGGGTATTTAATAACTGCGATTAGGTATCAAATAGTAAATGAAAATGGGACAATAGAATATTTGTCAGACTTTAAGGATGTATAAGATGGATAAAGTTATTTTATTAAGTAAGCATAAAACAGATATAAAAATTATTTCAAGTGTTGAAGGAAGATGGGAAAAAGGGAAATATATAGATAATGAAGAGAAAGAAAAGATTATAAAAGGGGTATATATACCTGTTTCATCTGATACTTTGAAATATTATCCTCAAGGTGAAATTACTTTAAAAGATATGGAATTATTTACAAAAGAGAAACTAAAAGAAGGGGATATTGCTATTTTAAGAGATGAAAAATTTAAGATAATTGAAATAACTGACTTTGATTATCTAGCTGATATAAAAAGCTATATTTTAAAGAGGAGTACAAAAGATGATTAAAATTATAATTGAATTACTCAATAAAATGAGTAACATTCAAATTATACCAGCTTTTACTACTACAAAGGTTCCTAAAAAGCCTTATGCTACTTACCAAGTGTTAAATATAAATAGTGCTGATTTTAGAGGATATACAGAGAGAGAATATATAAAACAAGATGAAAAATATCTTGAAACAACAGAATACAGAATAATGGCAAGACTTCAATTTGATGTATATTCAGAAACTCAAGAAGAAACATTAGAAAATGCAATTGAACTAAGAGAATTAATCCTTTTTAATGCAAGAAGAGAAATCAACAGACTTGATGCTGGAGTAGTAAAAAGTAGTGAAATAAAATCATTAAATGAATTGATTAATTCAAAATATGAGTATCGTTGTACTTTTGACATAGTTTTTGAATACATAAAAGTAACAAAAGAAAGAGAACTTGAATTAATAAAAGAAATAGAATTATTGGTAAATAATAAAAATAAAAGCAGGATAGCAAGGAGGAAAGAATAATGGGAGTATATAGAGAACCGATAAAAGTAGTATTAGAACAAGAATTGAATTTGACAATTGCTTCATTAAATAAAACTCTTATAGTTACAAATGATAAGAATGCAGATTTTAAATATTATATGAACTCAAAAGATGTTGCTAATGATTTTGGGAATAATTCAAAAGTATATAAATTAGTGGAGAAGTTTCTAGGACAAAGAGATGGAGATGGTAATATTTTAAAACCTGATTTCTTTGGAGTTGTTGGAATTACTGCGAGCGGGCAAGAAAAGATAGAAGATAAGTTGAAAGAAGTGCTAAATGAAAATTTAGATAAAGAATGGTACGCTCTTATAACAACATTTGATAGTGTTGAAATAATGAAAGCTGTAAATTCTTTTTTAACTGAAAATAGAAGAATCTATATAACAGAAGTCAAAGCTTATCCATTAGCTGATACATTAAAGTCTGATAGAATTGCACCTATTTGGAATTTAAAAATGGATGAAGCGGATAGGGAGTATAAAGCAGCTGCTTATGCAGGAGTAGTTATAACAAAAGGTGCAGGATACAGAAGCTCAATGATAGAACTACAAGGAGTAACAGCTGACACTGAATTAGCTAAGAAACCTGAACTTACAAAAAATAATATTACATTTGTAGAGAAAAGAACATCAGAAGGGTATATAACTGCTAATGGTGGAAAATCAACAGATGGAACTTATTTAGATGAAACTACTTCAATAGACTGTATTATTGTAAATCTTAATGAAAATTTAGAAAAAGCAATGATAAAAAAAGGGTTCCCACAAGATGAAGAAGGGTATGCTTTTATAGAGGAGACATTAACTAATGCTATGGAAGAAATGGGAGCTAATAAATTAATTGCAAAGTTAAACGGTAAATATCAATATGTGGTTTACCCAGTTAATCAAACTGCAACAGAAAGAGGGCTTAGAATTATAAGACCAAGAGTACTTTTTAGAATTAGAAACTGGGGGTATTACATGGATTTAACATTGGTAAAAACTAATAAAGATATTGGAGGGAATAAATAATGGTTGATTTAAGTAAAAAAACTTTTATTTTCAATGGCTATACTTTTAAGGAATGGAGAAAGTTGAGTGTTGGAGCACCTGAGGATCCATATAAACAATCTGATAAAAGTATTTATGGGGAAAGAAGAATAATATACTCACCTGACTCAAATATAGAAATAACTATAACTGTACCAACTGGAACAGAAGATGAAAAAATACTTTTAAATGCTTCTGAGAACGTAATAACAGGCTCAGGATATTTCAAAGATAGTTCTAATCCAAAATATAGTAGA